GGCCACGCGTGACGTAGGGGGGGGTCTAGGAGACTCCTTAGAGGGGGTATATGGGCCGTTTTCATCGCTTGGGCGTGGCAGGGGGCAGGGGGCTAGGCGCCTTATTCTTGCCGCGTCTGGCATTCACATGAGGAAACAAACCGCACGCGTCTGAGTTCACCGTGCGCTGGATCTCCTTTGCCCTGGCACGCATCCAGAAGTGGGAGCGTCCATACATCTTGCCGATGAGACGAGAGGACAGACAGCCGGGCAGACTCAGCGCCCAGCGGATGAGCTCGACGTGTCGACGAAAGGCGAAGTTATCCGTGCAGGCCAGCGCATCCATGAAGCCCTTGAGCATGACGCCCACATGATCGCGAGAGATGAACGCATCGACCTCCTCGCGTCTGCCGATGTCAGTCGGGTTGAACGCCCAGTCAGGATGATTGGCGTCGATGTTGAAGACGTGCCGAGGTTGCGCCATCTCAGCGTAAGGCAGCACGCCGTTCTCTCGCATCTTCTCCTGGACCTTCTTCGGCTGCGCAAAGAACCAAGCGTCAAACGACTTGGCCTCCTTAGCCGGAGCCGTCAGGTCGTTGAGCCTAGCGCGTGTCACGCGTCACAGCGTCAACTATCTTGACGGCGGGGCAAGTGGCAAAGGTTGTGCCAGTATCCGTCCATGTCGAACCGTAGCATTGACTTGCGGGTGAAGCGATAGGTCAGGGAGGAATACTTGCCCGAGTAGTCCAGGGTCTGCTCGACGATGTCCTTGAGTTCCGCTGACGTCATCTTTGCCGGCCATGTGCTGATCACTTCCCTCAGCTCCATGTCTTTCCTTTCCTTGACTGCCTTGGCGGCCTCGGTGGCCTGTTGCCGGATATGCTCCATCCTCTCAGGCTCTTCCCTCCAGGACTTCTGCCGTAGCCGGGTCAGGGCGAGTTTACGGAGGATCCATCCTCTCCGCGCGGTGGTACGGTTCGGTTTAGTCATCGCGTTAGACTTGCGGCCTCGCCAGAGACTCGGTCGAACCCCGAGCGTCAGCGACAAGGGGTGAGACTAGAGTCACCCTTGTACGTAGTACAGGGACGGAAGTTGAGTTGGAAGTTGAGAAGGGATTTAACATTGGACTAAAGGTGGGGGTACGGGTGTTGACCCTCAGTTGACCTTAAAACGCCTTGGCGACCCCTTGGAGGGGCTGGAATCGCTATGCCTTGGGGCGTTGTCGGGTAGGCTTTCGGAGGGGGGCTGGCTGTATTCCCAGCGGATGACCCCCTTCTCGGCGGCGTGGCGGATGTAAATCTCGCCCTTGAACTGGTTGGCGTGGTCCTTGAGACCGGCACGGCCACGGCGCTTGGTCAGGCCGAACTTGTAGATCGGCTCTTCGCCCTGGCATCGGAAGAGGACGGCGACCTCGCGGAACCAGTTGGTGAACTCGGAGGAGCCGAGGCCCGCGTAGGCTAGGTCGGCGACGGTGTGGCCTTCCTTGTCGGAGGCGGCCTTGGGCTTCCCGGTGTGGTGCATGGCCACGAGGACGGCGCCTGTCTCGAGGAGGATGGGGGCGAGGTCATGGCGTAGGAACTTGGACGCCTGCTCCTGATCGGAGACGTCGATGCCCGCGAAGGATAGCAGAGGGTCGACGAAGACGATGTCGGCCTTGTGCTCGATGATAAGGTCACGTAGGGCCGAGGTAAAGGTCGTGCCGGTGCTCACGGTGTCGCGGAAGATGGCGAGGTGTTCCCGCAGCTGAGAGCGTTCGTCGCTGTCGAGGTATGCCCCGGCGATGACGTCCTGCAAGGCCTCCCCTACGTCCAAAAAATCGTTCTCAGCCTGAAGCACGATGGCCCTCAGTGGGCGGACAGGCTTGATGCCGAAGAAGTCCTTGCCGATGCACCAGTGGACGGCGGCCTGCATCATCAGGGACGACTTACCCGTGCCGGACTGGCCGACGATCAGGAGTGAGCCGCCCTTGCAGAGCCAGCGGTGATTGCCGAGGATGCAGTTGGGGTCGTTCTTTCGGTCAGCCGAGATGAGTGCGTCGAAGTCCATGCGCTGCGGGCCGTGCTTTGCCTTCCGCCCCTTGCGCGTCTCGGCGATGGTGGCATAATGGTCGAGCAGGGTGTCGGGGTCGGTGGCCTGTTCGGCGGCGACGAGGGCACGGCGGAGGATGGCCGCGTCCGCGATCATGTCGGCGTGCTCAAGGCGGAAGGCCGCTTGGCCTGCGTCACTGACTAGGAGCGAGACGGTGGCCTCGGTCACCGGGCTGTTGACCTGGCGTAGGCGCTGGCTGACCGTCAGCTCGTCAGGGGCGATTCCGTCCACGGCCAGCGAGAGCATGGCGGCGGCGATGTCTTGATGGGCTGGCTCAAAGAAGTCGGAAGGCTGGAGGTCGCCCGGTAGGTGGGCGGCTTCGCGTAGGAGGACGCCGAGGAGGTGGCGTTCCGCGGCGACGTTATTCGGCGGGATCATGGAAGAGAGGGGTTGGGGTTTGTGGGCGTGGGTGCCCGTGGTCAAGTTGCTTTAACGACAGGCACGGTCGAGGTCTGACTGGCGGTAGTAGGAGACGCTCCGCGGGTTGCGGAGGATGCGGACAGGCAGGGCCATGCCGTCGATGCGGTATTGCACGCCGCGGACGGTGCGCCGGTGCTTGTGGGCATACTCGGAGAGGGTGACCCATCCCTTGGGGGCCTTGAACTTCTCGAGGGCTTCAGCTGCGGCCTTGGCGGCGGCCCAAGTCTTGAACCTGGGCGACAGCCGATAGATGAATCGGCCTCGGCGGATGGTTTTCTGCTCGGCGTAGCCAGCCTTGACGATGCGGGCGAGAGGCAGGGCGACACCGGCCCGGGTCTTGTAGCCTAAGAGGCGGACGACTTCCGTGGTCTTGTGCCAGCCTTCAGGGGTGTCGTCGGCGTTGATCGCGGCGACGAGGGCGTGGGCGTCGAAGCGCTTCATCGGGCCTTCGGGGTGAAGACCTTGAGGTCAGTTGTCCAGACCCAGCGGGAGCCGACACGGTGGACGAGCCAGACCTTCCAGTCCTTGCCGTCCGTCCACCCGGCCGCAAATCCTGACCCCCAACGGCTTGTCGCCAGTCTGTGCGACGCGTAGGCCATGGCATCCTTCTGACATAGGCATCCAGCGGAGAAAGCGGCGCCGCCCTCGGCCTTGGTCAGGTTGACCTGGGCGAGCGTGTGCGTGTGGCCGTGGATCAGAGCGCCGCCGCGGTCGGCGTAGTGCTTGCCCTGCTCGGCGGTGGCGTTCAGGCCGTGAGCGTAGCCGTGGATAAAGGCGACCTGACCGAGACGGTAGACGCCCTTCTCGGCGTGGTAGGGGAGGATGGTCTTGGCTCCGCAGCTCTTCGCGGCGGTCTTGATGCGGGCCTCGAGGTCGGCGCAGTAGTCACGGACCAGGGCGGAGCCGGAGGTATGCTGGAGGGCTTGGGCCCGGTGCTCGTGGTTGCCCATCAGGTAGACGGTGGGCTTGGTTCGCTCGAGGAAGGCTTCACCGGCCTCGATGTCGGAGATGAGGGACTCAGCGCCTTCGGCATCCTGCCCGGCTCCACGGCGCAGGGATCGGAAGTCGAAGCAGTCGCCGAGGTGGACGCGCACGGTCGGCTTGTAGTCCTTGATGAACTCGACCAGGGCCTCGACGGCGTTCTCGTCAGCCATGTCGCCGTGGTTATCACCGAAGGCGACGAAGCGGGTTGGGGTGCTCATCGAATATTGATATAGGGGATGGGCTTGCCGGCGTCGAAGGCCGCGAGCATCTCGTCACGGCGCTTGCGGGCGGTCTCGAGGTCGCTGGCGATGTTCTCGACGATGTCCTTGCCGCGACGACGCAGGCGGAACCAATAGCAGTCACCGAGTTTCTGGAGGTGGTGGTTGGGGTTCTCGGTCTTGATGAAGGCGGGGCGGTCGTTACGCCCGGTGCGGGTATACTTCGGGCAAGCCAGCAGGAAGGCCACGCGGTCGGGGGACAGGCCGACCTTGTTCGCCCAGCGCAGCGTCTCGGGGTTCATAGTTTCCATGAGCGGGCGAGGTTGCGGCCTTCGGTCATGATCGCGTTACGCGAGGACGGCCTGAAGATGTACTCCTGGTCGAACAGGTGGGACGCGCGTATCTCGGCGATGCTGTCGAGCTCTTCGTCGTTGGCCGGTCCGACCCCAGCGGTGGCGACGTAGATGGTGCGGACCTTCCAGCCCTTTTCCCACAGGATGTCCTGACAGACGCGCAGCTCGTTGACGTAGCGCCAATCGGAGCAGACGACCGTCTCGGGGGAGGGTTGGTCGTGGTGCTTCATGACCGGGCACCAGTTGGCGAAGTGGCGGGCGAAGACGTCCCGATCCATGCGCCGTGCGAACTTGCCCGCGTGGACGAGGAAGTCGCGGTTATCGACCTTGAAGTCCTCCTTGAAGAAGTCCCCGTCAAGGCCGAGGTAATCCATGTAGTGGTTCGCGGCCTCCTTGAGGGCGTCAGCGAAGTTGATGTGTTCGGCGGGCCGCTGAGACCACTCGAGGATGCCAGAGGCGAGCGTGTCCTTGCCCGCCCTGGCATAGCCTGCGATCAGGACGAGCGTCGGGGCGGACATCGGCGTGGGTGCTTCGGTCACGGGATTAGAAGGGGACGCCTTCGGGGGGCAGCGGCTCTTCGGGGGCGGTCGGCTTCTGGGAGCCGCGCGGGTAGGTCATCTTGTACTTATACTGAGGCTTACCCTGCCACTCGCCGTTGGCCTCGACCTCGACACCGACGAGGATGGTCTGGCCGCAGGCGGGGTCGAGATACTGCATATATTCGGCAGGGGTCGCGTCCAGACGGATCTCGTTGGTATACTTGCCGGAGAACTTGCCGACGAGCATGGCGAGGGCCTTGCCGTATTTGCTGGAGAAGTTCTTCGACAGGCAGAAGCCCTTGTCGTCGACGAAGAACAGGCGGCAGGACGTGGTGCCGTCCTCCCACTGTTTGACCTTCTCGAACTTGGGCTTGATGAGTTTCAGCTTGTAGGTGCCGTTCGTGCTGATGGACGTGAGCGGGACGCGGTTGTTTTCGGTGGTCATGATGTTAGGTGGAGAGGTATTTGATGAGCGATGCGACGATGAGGCCGAAGAATGTCAGAGTGACGATAATCTTAATGATGCACTCAAAAGCTTTCATTAGGCAAAGTTGATGTTGGTCGCGGCGCTAGGCTTGGCGGCGATGTCGATTGTGGTGATCTCGGTCTGGTATCCGGGCCAGTTGCCCGAGGCGGTGCATTCCTTGTAGAGGGTCAGCGCGCGCTCGAAGTCGAAGGCGGCGCCGGTCATCAGTTCCGGCCCCAGCTCATAGACCGCGTGGGCGTAGGGCGGCTCCTTCTCGACGGCGATGAAGCGGAAGCCGAGGACGCGGCACTTGTAGGCGGACTCGACGGCGTGCCGGTAGAAGTAAGCCTGGAGGGCGTACTTGTATTTTCGGACGGACTGAAGGAAGCCGTGCGGGCTGGCGTCCTCGCAAGTCTTCAGATCGTAGATGTAGCCGTCGTCGGAGA